GACAAGGCGGCAAAGGTGACCCCGCAATAGTCCTCACCATCACGGAGCTACCACCATGCGATTAACGATCACGATCAACTGCACCCCGAAAAAAGGCCGCGCTGACCGGCTCGACCAAGCCATCACCAAAGCCGTCCGCAAACACGGCAAACGCAAAGGGCTAGAAGTCCACATCCAATACCACCAGGAGGACAAGGAATGAGCCTGAAGGACAACGCGCACCAGCTCGTCCGCGAGCACCTGAAGATGGACCGCGACGGCAAAGCCCACAAGGTGCCCGCGCTGCTGGAAGAACTTAGGCGGGCAGTGACACCAGGGCACGCAGGATCCGCGGGTGGTGGGATGACAGGCCCGCCAATCCCTATCAACCCCAACGCGCTCGACCTGCTGGCTGAAATCGAAGGCGAGGCAAGGCGCAACCACTACGAAATCACCAACGCCGGATGGCAGTCCACGCTCGAAGAACTACTGCAAGCGTTCGCCGGCATGGACCTCACTCCCGAATGGGACGCCTACCTGACTCACGTAAGCACCGACTGGATCGACAAGATCACGGCGCTGCTCTGGCCTAGCAAGCCCCGCCGTAAACTCGTTGGCAAGGTCTGCCCCGCGTGCGGCTGGGCAACCTACGGCGAAGAACGCAAGACCTGCCTGTCGCTCGGGTGCTGGGATGACGAAGGCAACATGCGCCCAATCGGAACCTGGGACATCGAGTGCGCGTCCTGTGAAGCAGGATGGGCCGGGGATCAAGTCGCCTACCTACTCCGGGCGCTCGACACGCCGGGAACAGTGATCGTGTCTGATGTGGCACAAGTGAGTTAAGTCGTGTATTGTTAGTCGTGCCTAGGGATAACTGTCTAGGCAGTCAGGTTCGGACCGTCGGATGGTTCGGACCTTTCGTGTTTTAAAATCATCATCATCAATCAGGAGTGAATCATCATGGCAACAATCACCGTCGCCCACGGCAAAGACGAAGTGACCGAGCATGCCGACGTAACCAAATGGGTTATTGACGAATCTGAACGCCTGCACATTGTGGGGCCCAACGGAAACGTCGCCTCATACAATCGTGGCTACTGGGCAAACGTCGTCACCAGCCAGTAGCAAACAAAGATGTGCCCTGCGAGGAAGCGACCCCCCACGCGAAGTAAGCAGGGCCAAGGGGTATCGGTAACCAAGCCGGCCTAGTCAGGTGCAAGCCCTGACGCCCCACGCGAAAGCATGACGGCAGGTAGCACCGCATGGGTGGCTACCGAAGCAGCGGGCACGCTGCCATGTAGGTCATGTGAGTAGGAACCCGATCCCCTCTGTTCCGCGAACCGGAACAAGGGACGGGGCATTGGGAGTAGAAGAGTCAAGGTGACAGGGCTGACTGTAAATCAGTCCACGGCAGGTTCGATTCCTGCTGCTCCCACTGAGCGAACGTCCAGCCGACCAACAATAGAAAACGCGGCCATCGACCAGTAGCTCCACACTCCAGGAGGCGGCATGTCAGGCCAGACACTCCAAGCAGTGCATGACGCCATCGCCGCGCACATCGCAGACGAAGCAGACGGCGAAACCGTATACCTCACCGACTGGCAGATCATCGCAGCAGCAGCCATCCCCGCCGAGCACGACCGCACCATGTACTTCAACGTCGGCACCAACTCCCCCTACCACAGCAGGCTCGGCCTACTCCACCGCGGACTGGAGATGCTCGTCAACGGGGACAACGACTGATGGACGGCCAAACATGCGACCGGCACCCAAGCGCCCAAGCTAAAGCACGAGTCCTACTGCCAAGCCTGCAAGAGCTGTACTTCTGCCAGCACTGCGCACACACCCTCAACTTCGGCCCAGACTTCCACATCGAGTACGAGACACAAGAACTGAACACAAAAGAACCTGCGGCCTAATTACCCGCAGCCAGTAAGGCCCGGCATCCATAGTGCCGGGCCTTACGCATTCCCTATGGAGGAACGAATGGCACGCACCATCGAAGAACGCTTCTGGTCCAAGGTTGATAACTCGGGAGAATGCTGGACTTGGACAGCAGCCCGCAACGCTGATGGCTACGGCCGCTTCTGCCTTGACTACAAGATGGAGTACGCGCACCGCATCGCATACGCGCTAACTAATGGCCCCATCGCGGACGGCATGGACGTAGACCACACATGCTTCAATAAGTCATGCGTCAACCCATCTCACCTGCGTGAAGCAACCCGCAAGCAGAACACTGAACACCGGCAAGGCGCGCAAAGCAACAGCAAGTCAGGTATCCGCGGGGTCACCTGGCACAAGGGCGCGGGCAAGTGGCAAGCCAACATCAAGCACGATGGCAAGGCTATCTATCTCGGCACCTACGCCACGACGGCGGAAGCTGAAGCAGTAGTCAAAGCCAAGAGGCTAGAGCTGTTCACCCACAGTGACTTGGACCGCGTTGCCTAAGGGCTGGCGCCCATGCCCCAAGGCTCACTGCCCCGAGCCAACACCACCAGGACAACGCTACTGTGACGCTCACCTTGCCGAGTACGAACAGACGCGAGGCACGAAGGCTGACCGCGGATATGGCAAGTCTTACCAGTCCGACCGCAAGGCGTGGGCCCGCATCATAGCGACAGGCAACGTCACATGCTGGCGCTGCGGCCAAGCCATACACCCCGGCCAACCATTCCACTTAGGTCACGACGACCACGACCGCTCAGTCATCCGCGGACCCGAGCACCCGACATGCAACCTCAGTGCGGCAGGCAAGGCCTCCCACCGCGACGACGGGCGGGGGCCCACCCCGACCCCACCCCCCTTCTGACCGGACCGCCGGGGAGGGTGTTTTTGTTCTGTACGGGTTCCGGGACTTTTGGCCGGCCCTCGAAACGCGCTTAGGAGTTGACTCGAATGCCTGGCCCTGCACCTAAGCCTGCTGGTACGCGGGCTCGACGGAATAAGACGAGTACTTCCGCGACGATCAAGTCTGACGCGGCGATCATTGCGCCGGAGCTTCCGCCGTATTCATGGCATCCGATGACGCTTCAGTGGTGGCGCGATTTGTGGGCGTCTCCGATGGCTCCTGAGTATGACGATTCCGACCGGCATGGTTTGTTCAAGTTGGCGATGCTTCAGGATGATTTTTGGACGGCTGAGACTGCTAAGGAGCGGAAAGAGGCTTCGGCCGAGATTCGTTTGCAGGAGCAGCGGTTTGGCTTGTCTCCCATCGACCGGCGACGGTTGCAGTGGGAGATTGAGAAGTCCGAAGAGGCTGTGGAGCGCGGCACTAAGCGCCGTGGCTCTGGTCGTCCCGCCGCCAAGTCTGGCGGCTCTGACCCCAGGGCTGTTCTGAGGGCGCTTTGAGCACTGTTATCGTGCCGTCGTTTGATGAAGAGCCCTGGCCTTCTCTTGGCGGCGCGATTTGTGACCTGATTGAGGATCGAGCCGTGTTTGGCCCTGGCTCCTTGAAGGGTGAGCCGGCGAAGCTTGATGATGAGAAGCGGGCGGCTATTTGGAAGGCCTATGAGGTCTATCCGAAGGGCCATGAGTACGCAGGCCGCCGCCGATTCCGTCGCGTCCGGTTCTCCTGGCGTAAGGGTACAGCTAAAACTGAGTTCGGCGGTTGGCTGACGTTCGCTGAACTGCACCCTGAGGGGCCGGTCCGGTTTGACGGCTGGGATGCGAGCGGGAACCCTGTTGGGCGCCCTGTGCGTGACCCGTATTGCCCGATGCTGGCGTATACGCAGGAGCAGGTTCACGAACTCGCTTACGGCGTGCTGTACACGGTCTGCACTGAGGGGCCGGACGCTGACCTGTTCGACTCAAGTCTTGAGCGTATTGTCCGCCTTGGCCCGCGTGGTGCTGACGGTAAGGCTGTCCCGCTGGCTGGCTCACCGAACGCCCGTGATGGTGCGCGTACTACGTTCCAGTATTACGACGAGACGCACCGCCTTGATTCTCCTATGTCGATCAATGCTTACGAAACCATGGAGGCGAACCTTCCGAAGCGCCCCCTTGATGATCCTTGGTCACTGGGTACGACGACGGCGGGTGAGCCTGGCAGGGGTTCGGTTGCTGAGAAGGATAAGGATGAGGCTGAGAAGATCGCCCGCGGCGAGATTCCAGAGCCTGAATTGTTCTACTTTCACCGTGAAGCCGGTACGCACAACCCCGATACGGGCATCAAGTACGACTTGGAGCGTTTCGAGGACCGTGTTGAGGCTATCCGGGAAGCTTCCGGGCCTTCTGTTGCTAAGTGGTCTGACTTGCGCGGTATCGCTAAGCAATGGGAGCGTCCGGGCGTTGATTCGTCCTACCTGGAGCGGGTTTGGCTTAATCGTTGGACGCAGGCGGCCGCGCAGGCGTATGACGTGAAGGCTTGGGAGTCGTTCAAGAAGGTTGGGGCGAAGATCCCGGACGGCGCGGATATTGCGCTTGGTTTTGACGGCTCGAAATGGAAGGACACCACGGCGCTTGTCGCTACTGACATGGCCACGGGTCTTCAGGAGCGTATGGGGCTGTGGGTTCCGACTGATGACGAGCCGGTGGAGCCTTTAGAGGTTGAAGCTGTTGCTGACGATCTATTCAGCCGGTTCCGTGTGGTCCGCATGTATGGGGACCCGGCGCAGGGCTGGGATGAGTTCCTGTCTTCGCTGGCGTCTAAGTATGGGCCCAAGGTTGTGATGTGGTTTTACAACGACTCCCGCAACCTAAAGAACACCGCTTATATGTGCCGGACTTATGCGCAGTCGATCACGACGGGCGCTGTTTATGGGAATGGCGATGAAGAGATGGCCAGCCATATCGGTCACGCTCAAAAGTATGAGATCCGTATGAACGATGAAGAGGGTAAGCCCCTCTGGTCGGTTAAAAAAGAGCGTCACGCCTCCGAGAAGAAGATTGACCTTGCGATGGCCGGCGGCATGTCTAATCAGGCGCGGCTTGATGCACTGAAGAGCGGGTGGAAGCCTGCCCCGCCGCCTGTTAGGCGCCGCGTGATTGTTTCCTAAGAGATGGAGGGCCTGATGGCTGATTCTAGTGCCCTTATCCGGTTGGATACGAAGCTTGCGCAGCAGATTCCGAAGTTGGACAAGCTTGATAAGTATTTTGAGGGCGAGCAGCCGTTGAAGTACATGGCGCCGGCTATGCAGGCGGAGCTTGGCGACAGGGTTTCGCAGCTGGTTTTGAACTGGTTGCGGTTTGGTGCTGAGGCTTACGAGAACCGTTTGGATGTTGAGGGGTTCCGTTATCGGGGTTCGGCGTCGTCTGATGATGATTTGTGGGCTATCTGGCAGGCGAACGGGCTTGATGAGCAGTCTCAGCAGGCGCACCTTGATTCGCTGGTGCTAGGCCGGTCTTATGTGATTGTTGGCTCTGGTGACGCCACGGATGATGCGCCGATTGTGACTGTTGAGTCGCCGTTTCAGGTGTTTGCTGAGCGTGATCCGCGTACCCGCCGTGTTGCTGCTGCTATCAAGCGGTGGCAGGAGGGCGAGGGCTCGGATGTTGTGCAGATGGCGACACTGTATCTGCCTAATTCCACGGAGACTTTCGCTTACGGGAAGGACGGCTGGGTATCGAACGGTAAGGCTGATAATCACGAGCTTGGGGTTACGCCGGTTGTTCCGTTGGTGAATCGTCCGCGGATTCTTCGGCCTGATGGGTTGTCTGAGTTCCAGGATGTTATTCCGGTGGCTGATGCGGCTAACAAGATGGCTACGGACATGATGGTCAGCGGCGAGTATCACGCGATGCCCCGGCGTTGGGCGGCGATGATCAAGGCTGACGATTTTGTGGATGAGAACGGCAAGCCGATCAGTGTTTGGTCACGCGATGCAGGCCGTTTGTGGGCTACTGAGTCTGATGCGAAGTTTGGGCAGTTCCAAGAGTCGGATCTTGCCGTTTTTCATAATTCGATCAAGCTGTTGGCGCAGCTTGCGTCTCAGATGCTCGCACTTCCCCCGCATTACCTGTCTTTCGTTGGGGATAACCCGGCGTCGGCTGATGCTATCCGGTCTTCGGAGACTCAGCTTGTGAAGCGGGTTGAGCGGAAGCAGACCTACCTGGGCGGGGCTTGGGAGGATGTGCAGCGCCTTGTGCTGCGGTTCAAAACCAACAAGTGGGATCCTGCCGCGATGGGCCTCGAAACTCAGTGGAGGGACCCGTCTACGCCGACTGTCGCGCAGGTTGCGGACGCGAAGGTGAAGCTGGTTCAGACTGGCATCCTTCCGATTGAGCAGGCACGCGAGGACCTTGGCTACACGCAGGAACAGCGTAATCGCATGTTGGAGATGGACGCCCGCGCTAAATCGAATCCTGACATTGCGAACCTGACTAGGGCTGTGAATGGGGGCTGACCGTGATTCCAGCCGCCGCCGTAGCGCACTACAAGCAGATGCAAGGTTTGCAGGGGCTCGTGGTTATGGCGGCTTCGGATCTATGGTCAGAGGTTGGCTTATCTGACCTGACGGGCTCTTGGGCCCGGCAGGTACCGGCGCTTACGTCGGTGCTGTCTGGTGTCCAGGCTAAGGCTGCGGCGGCGGGCGCCTCTTATGGGGCTGCCACTCTTGCTCAGCAGGGCCTTTATGAGGCTCCGCAGCATTTCGTGGATCCGCAGGCATTCGCCGGGGTTGCGTCTGATGGCCGGTCACTAGCTAGCCTGCTTTATGCGCCAGTGCCGCACACTAAGGCGCTGATTGCTGGCGGGATGGCCCCTGCGCAGGCTCTGGAGCAGGGCGGAAAGTTCCTTACGACGATCACGCGGACGCAGGTTGCTGACGCTGGGCGCGGTGCTGCTGGCGTGGATATGGCGACTCGGAAGCGCACCGGCTTTATTCGGATGCTGAATCCGCCGTCGTGCTCTCGCTGTTCTATTTTGGCGGGCCGGTTTTACCGCTGGAATAGTGGTTTTGACCGGCACCCACGGTGCGACTGCATACACGTGCAGACGAGCGTGGATGCGGCTAAGACTGAGGGGCTGATGCATGACCCGTATGAGTATTTCCATTCCCTTTCCGCTGCGGATCAGGACCGGATTTACACTAAGGCGGGCGCGCAGGCTATCCGTGACGGTGGTGACATCTTCCAGGTGGTCAACTCTCGCCGCGGGATGAAGCCTGGTGGGTTGCTGACGACCGAGGGCACTTCGAAGCGGGGTAACTTCGGTAAGAATGGCCCCCGCCTAACCCCTGAGGCTATTTACGGCAAGGGTTTGAGTCGGGAAGCGACGTTGGCGGAGCTTGAGCGTTACGGGTACATCTTGCCGGGCGGTCAGAATCCGTTGGGCGTGATTCGCGGGCAGGCTGAGGGTTTCGGGCAGATGGGGCGCGGCGGTACCCGCGTGGGAGCCCGTGAGGCCGTCCTGAGGGCTCGTGAGACGGGCGTAAGGGATCCGCTTAGCAGGGCGACTATGACGGCGGCTGAACGTCGCGCATTCGATGCACAGGCTAACTGGGATGCGGTGCAGGCTGGCCGTAACCCGTTCACCAATGCGAGGGGCGCAAGGGTCACGCCGGCGGTTGCGGCACGGGTAGAACTGGCGTACCGGACGGAACTGGCTGCGATAAAGGCTGAGCGTAAGGTTTCGCGGGAAGTAATCGCGGTTCAGCCTAAAGCGCTATCCGGGCAGGCGATGGCCGACACGATCACCTACCACTCAACGCTTCACATGAGTGACGGCGACCTTGCCGAAATGATGTCTAAGCACGCCGATGACCCGGCAGTGTTCGACAAAATCATGGAAGTCATGGACGAGCGAGATGCAAAGTACATGACCGTCCAGACTAAGACGACGGGCGCGGCGATCAAGTCAGTTGCGGACACCCCCCCGGCGCCGGTCAAGCTGGATCCGTCGCCTACGACTAACCCCGCAGCGCGCAAGGAACGCAAGCTTACGCCGGCAGAGCGGGCCTCTGAGGAATACCAGAATTACGCGATGGCTCAATATAGTCGGGCGCTGGATGACCTCAATGGCGTGCTGCTAAACGCTAAGGGTAAGGCGCACGCTCGCGGCGCTGGTGGCTCGGACCTGGAGATGAATATCTTCATGGGCTCGGCTACGACGGCACGCAAGTATGCCTCTGAGGAACTGTTGCGCTGGTGGGAAGAGCAGGGCCGCGAAACGCTCGGTTCGTTCCGCTACAAGATGTACGGCTGGAACACTGACCGTAAGGCAGCGCAGACCGTGCGAAACCTTGGCTATGAGAGGGGGCAGGCGTTCCGTGACCGATCCCAGTTCTAAGCAGATCATTGACACTCAGGACGCGGGCGCCCACGCCTACGTTTCCGGCGCGTCCGGCAGGGATAACCCCTACCGGATGGCCAGTGATGAACTGTTGTGCGTTGCGTGGATCCGTGGATTCAACATGGCCCGCACGGAACGCGCCCGCGAAATCGAGAGCGCTAACTAATTCAGGCCGTCCTGAGTATGACGCTAAAAACTACTCCCATTCTTCCCCGCGTGACCACTCCGCGGCGGTAACAAGTTTCCTACTCCGGGATGGATGAGGAAGAACGAAAATCGGCCGCGATGGCTGAG